GGCGCAGGAGGATCAGCTTGCGCCGTACCAGGCGCACATCGCCTACGTCGTCGCGAAGGAAGTCGAGAAGGCCGCGCTCGAGCAGAAGCCTCTCCCCTGGGCTCCGGCTCCCGAAGCTCCCGCAGCACCGGCTGACGTCGCGGCCTAATGCCTCTCGTCTCCTCCGGCGAGATCTCGATCGGCGGATCGACGACCGATCGCTCGATCAACCTCGAGCTCGGACGATCGGCGACGGCGACCTCGAGTCTTAACGAGTCGGCGCTGCGAACGCTGGCCGGAGTCGCGAGCGGCGCGATCTCGCTCTCGAACTTTTACGGGAAGTCGAACGCCAGCGTCGCGATCTCAAACCAGAGCGCGCAAAACCTGTCTGCGGCTGGAAGCGGCGGAACGGCGACAGCGACTTATCGTCTGAACAGTAACGGCGGCGCGTATCGCACCAACATAAACGGGACTCTCGTTTCAATTAACGGAGAGTGGCTCGTCTCGGGGTCGGCGTCGCTGTTCGAGGTTTATGCAACGTGGTCGGGTTCGGGCGGATCGGTCGGCGGAACGACTGGATCTTGGATCAACCTCTCGACGACTCGCGACTGGACATTGACCGTGACGAACAACTTCGTCGTCCGATCGTTAGCGATAGAGATTCGACTTGCATCGAGCGGGTCTGTACTCGATACCGCGACGATCGAGTTTGAGGTCGACAGCGCGCCGTGATGTTTTTGATAAGCCACAACTCGGAGATCTTGTGAACAACGTCTTGAAGTTTGAACTCACCGCCGAAGAGGCAAACGTCGTCCTGGCATCGCTCGCGAAGCAACCCTTCGAGGTCGTCGCCGGACTCATCGACAAGCTGCAACGCCAGGCGCAACCGCAGCTCGCACCGAAGGCAGAAGGAGCTGATCCGGCTCCTTGATGAAACAGGCCGCGTCCGACTTCGAGACCGGCTCGGAGGTTAGATGAGCGGCCTATACGTCCAGAGCGACTACTGGCTCTTCGGCTATGCCGTCGGCGATACGCTGTACGGCACGGCCGCAGGGTCGGCGACTGTCACCGGCACGCTTCGTCCGAAGATTTACTCGCCTGGCGCGAGTGTCGGAACGGCAACCGTCCAGGGTGACATCGACGCGATCGGTCGTCCGATCGCAAGCTCCGCGGGTTCGTCGACAACGTCGGCAACCTCTCGAGCATTCGCCAGGGCGACCGGCTCCGCCTCTGGAACCGGCGCGACTTCTGGATCTGCTATCGCAGAAGGTTCGGGGAGCGGTAGCTCCTCGGGATCTGCAACCGTCGCGGGCGCGGTCATCGCGTCCGGTCCAATCTCCGCCTCCTCGAGCGCGAGCTCGACGGTAACCGCGGACGTCTCCGGCATCCTCGAGGGCGAGGGCGCTGCGGCGGGCACGGCTACGGTCGCGGCCGACGTCCAGGCGCGCACCGGGCTCGACGCCTCGAGCTTGGGCAGCTCGTCGGTCTCGGGCGATGCGTTTGCAACCGGCCAGGCATCCGGCCAGGCTGAAGGTTTGGCAACAGCAACGGCCTCGGGGACCGCGAGGTTCTCGAGCCGCGGCGAAACGTCCGGCAGCTCGACGGCCGACGGCGCGATCCAGGGCATCTTCCCGGCTAACGGGACGGCGCAGGGCGCGAGCACGATCGCGGGCGATGTCCTCGCCTACGGCCTGGCAGACGCGGCCTCCGCGGGATCTGCGTCAGCGACAGCGAGCATCTACGCGACCGCGACGGTCGAGGGCGCCTCGAGCTCTTCGAGCTCGGTGTCCGGCGACATCCTGGCAACCGCCCAGGGCGCGGGCGCCGCTGAAGGCGTCGCAATGGTCGAGGGCTCCGGGCAGCGGAAGATCTACGCACCGGGCGCGGCGATCGGCAGCTCGAGCACGAGCGCGGTCATCCTGGCATTCGCTCCGGCGAATGGCTCGATCGACACCTCGGCAACGGTCAGCGCAGACGTCCAGGCCTACGCAAGCGCCGCAGGCTCGATCGAGAGCACGGCCTCAACCGAGGCGGGTGTCCTCGGGCGGACAACGCTTGACGGTGCATCGGCGGGTGAGGCGGTCGTCGAATCGGCATTGATCGGCGCGAAGGCGCTGATCGACGGCAACGAGAGCGGCACCTCGAGCGCAAGCGCCTCGATCTTGGCCTACGGTCGCCAGGTCGGCGACGCAGCGGGCGAGGCGAGCTCGATTGTCACGCTCTACGGACGCGGGCCGATCCTGGGCCTGGTGTACGGCACGGCCGAGCTGGAGGGGCAAGCGCGCGGGCGCGGCTCTGTCGACGGCAACGCAGAGGGCGATGCGACCGTCAGCGGACGGATACGGAATCGCACCTTCACGCCGGACTCGCGCGAGCTCAAGGTTCCGTTCCAGGATCGCCGCGAAATTATTCCGCAGCGCTCGACGCTCAAGGTCGGCGCTGACAGTTCGATCGAGGTCGAGGCGGAAGGCCGCACGATCAAGGTCTCACGAAACAACAGGAGAATCGCTGCATGACGATCATCGCGGCATTCACGAAAGATCCGAACTCGACGATCGACTTCGAGGTCGACTGGAATCCCTGGCTCAACGGGGACACGGTCACGACCTCCGCCTGGGAAGTTCCCGCAGCGCTGACGATCGTCTCCGAGGGCGTAACGTCCAGCGTGACGCGCGCGTTCCTCTCGGGGGGAGTCGCCGGAGCGGACTACCTCATCACGAACCGCGTGACGACTCCAGGCGGACGCATTGAAGACCGCTCGGTCCTGGTACAGGTGCGACAACTATGAACCACACCCTGATCACGGCTCCGACGGGTGAGCCGGTAACGGTCGAAGAGGCGCGCTCACATTGCCGCATCGACGGCAACCAGGACGACGAAATTCTCTTCGCACTCACGAAGGCCGCGCGCGAATACGCCGAGGCCTACACCGGGCGCTCGTTCGTGAATACGACCTGGGAGCTCCAGGTCGACCAGTTCCCGCTCTACTTTCAAATCCCAAAAGCGCCGCTCGTGAGCGTGACCTCGATCATCTACATCGACGTCCAGGGAAACACGCAGACGCTCGCAGCGAACACCTACCAGGTCGTCAACGACGCGGGTCCGTTCGCGCAACCTGGCAAGATCTTCCAAGCCTATAACCAGACCTGGCCGAGCTCTCGAGGTCACATCAACGACGTCCGCATCCGCTACGTCGCAGGCTACGGTGCGCCGACGGATGTGCCGCCAGCGATCAAGGCGGCGATCAAGCTGATGATCGCGCATCTCTACGAGAACCGCGAAGCGACGCTCACCGGGACAATCGTCTCGGAGTTCCCGCTCGGGTTCACGGCGCTCCTGTCACCCTTCAAGGTGTTTTGATGCAGGCCGGGCGTCTTCGACATCGTGTCACCGTCCAACGGGCGACCGACGCGATCGACCAGTACGGAGACCAGACGCCGACCTGGGCGTCGCTCGGTACGGTCTGGGCGTCCGTCGAACCGCTCAACGGCCGCGAGTATTTCGCCGCGGCGCAGATGCAGAGCGAGGTCTCAACGCGGATCGTCATCCGTCCGATCTCGGGCGTGACGCTCACGCCGAAGGATCGCGTCAAGTTCGGCTCGCGTTACTTCGACATCCAGTCGGTGATCAACCGCGACGAGCGCAACCGCGAGCTCCAGCTCCTTTGCGTCGAGAGGTTCGTCTAGTGCCGATCGTCACCGACATTAAGGTCGAGGGACTAAAGGAGCTCGAGGCGCGACTGCTCGAGCTCGATGCTATAGCGGCGAAGCGTCTCCTCACTCGGGCAAGTCGTCGCTCGCTGATCAAGCTCGAGCGCCAGGCGACCTCGAACGCGGAGAGCTTCGCTCGATCGGGAGCTCTCGCAGAGTCGGTGCGGATTGTCACGGTGCGACCGAAGGGCAGCGAGACCGTCGCCGTCCAGGTCGGGCCGAAGAAGAAGGACCGACGCGCTGTCGCGCTGCAAAACGTCTACTACGGCCGCAAGCGTCGCGGGATTTTCTACGGGCATCTTGTCGAGTTCGGTCATCGCGTCCGCGGGCCGAGCGGGCGCCGAGTCAACGGGAAACCCTGGTTCGGTCCCGCCTGGGACGCAACCCGCAGCGGCATCCTTCCAGAGTTTCAGCGCATCTTGCGCCAGGGCATCACCCGAATCGAGAAGAGACTGCGCGAGCGCGCAGCCGAAACAGAGGGGCTCGTCGATCCGTGAGCATCGAGAACGCAATCATCGCGAAGATCTCCGCGCTGAACACCGGCGCCGGGGCTCGCGTCTACCGCGAGATCATTGTCCAGGAGCCGACGCTCCCGGCGGTCGCTGTGAGTCGCACAAGCGGACAAGGCATGGCTCGCACCCTGGGAAACAACCCGCTCCTCTTTCGTGCGGTGCTCCGCATCGAGACGGTCGGCGAGACGATGTCCCAGGTCGCGCCGGTCGTCGAGGCGATTCGCGGCGGACTCGACGGATGGTCGGGAACGCAGAGCGGAGTGACGGTCCTCATGTCGCGGCTCTCGCAACAGCAGGAGCAAGCCGACGCAATGGGCGATCGCACGATGCGAGTCGTTCAGCAAGATTTCGAGTTCGTTTATCGGTGATGGGTTAGAGCTTCCATGTTCCTCGGCGCCTTCGGGCGCCTTTTTTTTCTTTCAACAACG